TTTCCTCTTCCATCTTCTGCTGAGTTCTACGGCCTAGCTCATCTTCCCTCTTCTGTCTTTGTTCTGCCGCCTCCCTCTGAGCCTGTAATCTAGCGGCTCTTGAAGAGTACACTCTTGTCCTCGTTGCTCCACCCTCCCGGAGAACCATTGTCCTAGCTTCTTCACCAGCTATAGAGGCTTGACCATGATCGCCACCAGTCTCTAAAACAACTTCATTGTATGCTTCGTTATAAGCTGTTGATGCCTCATCTTGTAGCTCTCTACTAGCCTTTGTAAACTTGGCTTCTTCGATATCTGCAGCAGTGATAAGCACATCGCCATCAACCAAAACATTCTCGCTATCACCAATAACTGTATTGATAACAGGTCTGTTCATTACTTGAGGGCTTTGATCTCTAGCCTCTCTTGCAGCCCTTATAGCAGCAAAGCTTCTACGAGGCCTACCCTGTGGGCCAGCCCCGGTCTGATCTGGTGCTGAATCTAAAAAAACAGAAGGGTCTTCTCCCATAGGGAATGACCCCCTTGCATCCGCTCTAGCAGCGGCCTCATCAGCAGCTCTGTTAGCTGTAACAGTTCCTTCCCTTGGGGCAACAGGAGTTCCTAAAGCAGCAGAAGGATCGAATTCCTCTTGCGCTAATCCTTCGTCAGCCCTAGCGGCAGCTTCAGCCGTAGCAGTTCCAGGTCTCGGTGCAACTGGAGTTCCTGGCATTACATCTGGCATTACGTCAGCCTGTGTTGGGCCTGACGGTTCTTGAGCTAGTCGAGCATTAATCTCTTCTTGAGTTGGAGATGGGCCTCTTTGTGTTCCTTCTGGAAGTACTGCGCCTGGCTGAGTTCTAAGAGGAGTAGAGGTCCTGGGGTCTTCAGCCATGATCTTGGCTAAAGTTTTTTCTTTTTCTGGTGCAGCTTCTGGTGCAGCTTCAGATTCAGTTTCTTGTTCTTTTATAGGAACAATCTTATTTATAGCGGCTTCAGAATCAGCTCCCCATATCTTAGCTTTCTTTTTATTTGCTTCTACTCTTAGCTCAGATATTTCTTTTCTAATATCATTCGATCTTTTTTGAATTTCAAAAGTTCTTTTTTGCTCAGCAAGACTTGTTCTTTCTGCCTCAAGTTCTGCAATTTTTAATTCAAGTTCAGAATCAAGTTGAGCAACAGCCTCTTCCTTTCGGCCAATAATTTTACGAGCAGATTTTCTGCCAACTCCTGATATTGCTACACCAGCGCCACCGCCTAAAAATCCACCAGCCCAAGAAGCTTCTTTAAATCCTGCAATTTGTTCTGCTGAAAAATCAAACGGGTCTTTACCTTCTTGAGCGTTAATAGTAGCAGCCTGAAGAACTTCTTGCAGACCTTCAGTTCCGGCTTCAGTTAAACTGCTTTGAAAACCAACTTTTAACGCCCTACCCAACCACTTATCTTTTGCTAAGTTTTTAGCTGCTGCAGCTTTAACTTTTTCCCTTATTGATCTACCTACAATTACTCCACCGACCTTTCCTGGAAGAGCTGCGTCAAGCCCTGCCATAAGAAGAGAGGCTCCGAGAACAAGACCCTTGTCTACATTCTCCTTGCCTACTGCGTCAACAGATTCTGCAAATGTATCTCCTGCATTTAAAACAAACGATGCAATACCAGCTCCAGATAAAGCTGCTAAAGTTCCGCCGCCGGTTAATGCTGTTGATGCTGTAGCAGCAAGCGCTGATGTAATTAAAGTTGCGCCATCAATAACCAACAAATCTAGAAAATACTTAGATAAATCATTCCCAAGTTCAGCATTTTTAAATGTTACTCTATCATACTGCTCTAACTCTGCTTTGTTCTTAGCTCTTACAGCGCCCCAATAAGCTGAAAGATTATCAAAGCCTACCCCTTCAGATAAAAACTCTAAAGAAGCTCCAAGAAGGTACTGCATTTGATCAGCCGAAGCACCAAATCTACCAGCTTCATCTTCTGCTGGTTGATCTACACTTTGATTAGATATAAACGCCGAACCAAATGGTCCTGACTGAGCTCTACCAATAAGGCCTTGTGTATTATTATTTACAACATCTGAATTTGATGCCATACTATTGACCCATTATTCCCTGTAATGATTCTGTTCCTTCCTGAATTAAACCTTTTGTCATTGTGTTAAATTGTAACAATAAAGAACGGAACTCTTCTCCTGACATTCTAGCCTTGTTTTCAAACTCATCAACAATATCTCCTTCTTTTGTTTCTCTAGTTGGTGGCAATCCTCTCCAAATGTTTGCAAGTCTTTTTTGAAATACATCTACACTAATCTTATCATCAACAAACTGTTGCAAACCTGCATCATATATTCCCGCAATAAGTAAAGCATCTTGAAATTGCGGTGTAAACATCTGTTCTTTAAGCTGATCCTCAGTCATGCCAAACCATTTTTCTGCGGTAGGCTTCATAAATTCTTTATATTTAAACTGGCCAACACCAACAGCTGTGTTACCATGTTTATCAAGCACTTCTTTAACAGTGGATGTAGTAAGACCTCTGTCTCCATCTGTAGTATCCGCTACGGCGTTGTAACCCATAACATTAGATTCGACACCTTTAATAGCTGAAAATACATTAGATAGAATTGTAGATTTTCTTTCCTCAATCTCTGGAGAAGATACCTCAATTTCTACTTTTGGTTTGCCTATTACAAAATCTCTAACTGTAGTCTTTCCTGCTGGCTCTCCAATTGGCCCACCAACATCTTCAAAAAGAGACCTTGTGGTAGCTTCCGATCCAACACCAGTTTGTGGAATACCATTAACAGTTTCTTGTCCAATTTCTGGCCCAACATATTCACTACCGCCTTTTGTACCACCAGCAGCCATAGTAGCCTCTTGTTCTGGAGTAGCAGTTCCTTGATTTATAAGACCAATACCAAAAGGGTCTCCATAAGTTGCTTGAAGAGATGGATCAGGTCCTTCTGTATCTGCAGGTTGTTCTTCTTCTGTTCTATCATATCCAAAGGTTATGCTTGCCCACCAATCTTTAATAGCCTGAACGTTTTCTTTAGCATTGCCTAAAGCCTTTTTCGCTTGTTCAGGAGTTCCTTGGTATACTGCTCCGCGAGGCCCTCTTACAACATCGTCTTTATCTATATTAGACTTTAATAATTTCTGAAGTTCTCGTAACTGAGGATTCAAATCTTTCATAGCTGCGCCTAAAAACCCACCCACAGCAGATATAAATCCACCTTCACTATCTTCTTCTTCGCCAGCAGTCTCTTCCGTTTCAGCTCCAGCTAACTTTAATATAGAATTCCATGAATCAATAGGCAAAGCTCTGCCTTCCAAAATCGCCTGAACAAGAACAGCCTTACCCATTTGAAGTTCACTATCTAACTTAGAATCAATAACTCCTCCGCTAATAGTATTTCTATTATTTGTTATTGATGTATCTATGGTATCAAGTACAGTTTTGTACCTATCCATAAGAGATGTTTGTGCAGCAGTAGCTTTTGCTTCAGCCATGTATTCTTCTTTAAGAAGAACAGCTGAATAATCTTTTAATGATCCACCAGCAGAAATTAAACCTGCGCTAATTGACATATGGAACCTCCTGGGGAGCTAAGACTCCAGTTGGCTGCTCTCCCTGTTGAGGGCTTGAGTTTACTAAGTTAGTAAACATCTGCATTATAGATTCGCCAGTAAACTGTGGATCATCAGACTCTATTGCAGCGGCAATTGCATAAGTGAGAGCTTCACCCATAAACATCTGTTCACTTTTTTCATCTGGTAAATCTACTATATTTTCATACATAAGCAAATCTGTTAGCTCATGAACAACCTCTTCCATGATAGATACTTCCATATCTCTAGATACTTCTTTACCATCTTCTTCTTCAAGAGCTATCTCATTAGTTACTAGGTTTCCAGCTATCTCTCCAATCATCTGAGGGCTACCATTGCCAGCACGTTCTAAAATATCTGGAGCTCCATCAGAATAAATGTATCTTACAATATTTTCTACAATGCCTTTAGACTGAGCAACCTCTTCTTCTGATAAATTTTCTATACCTAAATTAGCCATCTCCTGCTGCTCTTCAGGCATTGTTGATTTTCCACTTGGTATAGGCATTGGCCTTGCTTGTTCTTTTATCATAATAATTTACCTTAAGATAGCAATCCTCCAGTAGGTCGTTTAGGCATAAATCCTGGTCCAGTTGATGGGACGCCGTCAGCTCCAGAAGTAATAGGATTTGAATGGCCCATAAATGTTCCTGACTGAGCAGCTACTCTATTCTTCATTTGTAAATCAGCTTCTGCTGCCCCTGCTTCTGCCTCAAGAGCTGCATATCTATAATCCATCATATCTTCATGCATTGCAATTTTACTTGCAAGAGAATCTTCTGCGCTTGTGTCAGTAGCAGCTCCAATAGCCTCAAGTATAGAGCCAATGGTAAATGCTGTTCCAGAACTCATATTAGTAATGGAATCAAATATACCGCTTAATCCAGTACCGCCTAGAAAAGAGCCCTTCTTTGTGCCGCTAACAGCATTAGTTGAGCTCATTATTTGAGAATCAGAAAGATATTTTCCTGAAGCCCCATCAAAAGTCACAGAAGCATTAGGAGATAAATTAGAACCAATACCAAAAAAATTGCCAAGGCTTGTTTTAGCTTTGCCCACTCCTTTGCTTAGTCCTTGCATAAATGTTGTTCCGGTTTCTCCTCCAAATCCACCAAAAGCAGACAATCCAGCAGCACCTAAAGCAGCAACAGCAACCGCTTTAAAAATTCCTTTGCTTTTGCTTTTTTTCTTTTGGGTTACTGCAAGACCTTCTGTACTTAATGCAGATGTTTTATATTTTCTAGCCATTTTATATTATTCAATCCTATGTATTATCTGTAAACCAATCAGGAGTTACTGCTGCCATAGCAGCATCAGCTGCATCTGCGCCCATTCCTTCAGTAGTAACGATATTGCTACGAGCAGCAAGAACTGCTCTCCAGTTTGCTGCATTTTCCATAAGCTGCCTCATTGCTATGTCCATGCTCTGCTGTAGTTTCATAATAAATGACTGATAGTATGCTTGATTCTGTTGCTCCCTAAATTGATTGCTATAAGCCTGGTTTTGCATCCTCTGGTTCATGTATGCACTTGCATCCCTTTCTGCAATAGGCATAGCAACTGAAAGAATAGCGCTCATTACAGCTTCTTCAGCAATGGAACTATTTACCAAGCCGCGAGCAGCCATTGCTTGCATGGTCTTGGTTGTAGCAGCTTTAAATAAAGGATTATTTTTATTAATAAGATTTGAAAGTCGAGTTTCTAAAAGTTCAGAATTAACCCCATCTGCTACAATTTCGTCAAGCATAGGTTGCTGTAGTTGAGAGCGATCAATTGTACCAGCATCTGATGAAGTGCTTGATGATTCTGAAGCAGCTGGAGCGGGATCGGGAGAGGGGTCGGAAGCTGGGGCTGGAGTAGAAGAAGATGTTGATGACCCGCCGCCTCCACTGCTAGATGTTGGTGCTGGCGTTGGTGTAGGTGTTGGTGTAGGTGTAGTAGATGATAACATTCCCCCCATTGATGGAAATCTTCTAATCTCATCAGGACCAGTTTTATATTTAATAGGAGTTCTAGGAGCTCCCACATAACCAGCGCTAAGACCTTTTCCTATATGAACATATTTTTCAGCGTCTGCTTTACCTCCAGATGTTATTCTTTTAACAAAGCCAGCAGCCTTAAGAGCGTCTTCTTTAGCTCGTAATTCTTTTGCTCTACGCATATCATCACGATAGTCGCCACCGTCTAGCTTAGGAAGTCCATGAGCCATTTTTTTATTAGGCGATCCTTTTACAGCATCCCTTCGCCTAAGTAGCTTACGCTCTTCGTCTGTTACATATGCAAGGCTTGTTCGACCACTTTGTACTGGGATTTTCATCGTCTAATACCTCTTAGGGAATAGTTCACAACCGCTCCTTGAAGAGTAATTGGTTTATCATAAATAGATTCGTTCTTAATAATAAGACCCATGTTAGTTCCTATACCGTTTATTTTAACTCTTTCTGAAGCAACAACAGTAACACCAGTAGTATCACTAGATATATCATCTTCATTCCACTGATCTGCTGTAACATTAATAGTATATGATGAAGCGGCAGGAGAACTGCGAGGGCTATAAGTCCCTCCATAATCAAAACTTGGCTGTATTGTTAACGTTGTTGCTGTGTCAGCATTAACCTCTAGATTAATATCTCTAAATCTTTTCTTTGATTGAGGAGAGCCATAGTTATAGTAAGAGGTTCTTATAAAAGATGGAACTGATAGCCCATCAAAACTTGTTCCAGAATCAATCTTCCTCACATACCCATCATCAAACCCACCATATATAACTTCAAATCCATTAGAATCTTCAGCTGAACATACAGAATATATCTGATGTTTAAGTGTAAATGGCATAATCCCTTGGTTCTGCCTATTTATGTAAGTCATAGTAATACCTGTTTTATCGTTAAAGAATAAACGGTATTGATTCTTAGCTCTAATTTTTACTGAAAGTATAGCCTTCTCTTTTTTCTTCTGAATATATGGATCAATAGAATCAGAAGCAACAGCAGACTGAAAATCACCAAAAGCTTGAACAGTAAAGATAGATGTAATTCCTCTATCATCCAAGAAAAATGTTTGATCCATCTTTTGAAGGGTGTAAGGTATTGCACCTGTTCCTTGATGAAATCTTCTAAGTGCCCAATCTGCAGATGAAGAACCATACAACATAAACGTTTGGTTTCTAGTAAATATAGACATTACATCGTTTACTTCAGTAGAGAATCCTGAGACTACGTCTCCAACCGAAAGTTCAGCAGCTCCAGTTATCGCGCTCCATTTATTTGGAGCCCCAATACTTGAATGCTGTATTGATCCATTCGGGTAAGAATAAAACAAATGTTTTGTGTGAGCTATAATATGCTCTGGAGTATCTGTGCTTGTACCAGTTTTAATTTTAATAAAAGTAGCGCCATCCCAAGAAAACCCATTGTCTACAGTATTAACTCCATACATAGTAATACCTGTAGCATCTCCACGGAAGTTATAATTTATAAACTCATACTTGCCGTTTGGTGCAAGAGTTTGTTCATATGTAGTTCCGTCTGCAACAGCAACAGTAACAGATGTTGGTTCAGCCGCTCCATTTACTAAAGCCTTACTTGATCCAGATACATTTATATTCTCGTTATTTGTCCATGTTCCAGTATTATTTTTTACTGAAATATATCCAGCTGCATCTGAACCAGCGTACGATCCAGATGTAATAGTAACGCTAGTAACCTCTGCTGTATTGCCAGATAAAGCACCTGTTATAGTATCTCCAGCACTAATTTCTGATGTACCTGCATCAAAAGCAAGTAACGGCATTTGAATATTTTCATCATCTTGGAATGTTCCTGTTATGTTTCCCAAGACCATTGATCCAGCGGCGCCAGTTTCCCATAAACCATAATAAGATATACCTAGCAAATCAGCTTGAGCTCCGCTAGTAGCTCCTGTTAAAGTTGTTGGTGTTCCAGTTGCTCCTGGAGTAGGCTCTCCATTTGTAGTGGTCCCATCAAAATTTAAAGCAGTACCAAGACTTACTTCAGACCATCCCGCGCTGGATGACTTGTACATTCCAGCAGAAGCTCCGCCAACTTTATTTCTAAAAGCATAAATATATCCATTGTAGACCCAGACACCAAGCACTGAGCCTTCTCCCGGAACAACTGTAATTATGCTTCTTTGGTCCTCTATAGCTGATCTAAGCTCAGTTACTAGAGATGCATCAGCATCAGCATCTCTTAAAACTGGTGGACCATAGGCAACTGATGTTGCATAAAGACCCATTAGCCAATCCTAAGAGCAGACAATTGACCGTAGTTTAGATATATATTTTGACTACTGCCGTTGTCATGCTTGATTCTTGCATACACATCAGTATATGTAGTGTGTCCAGTGCAGTCTATAATACCGCTCATGTTAAAGTTAGCAACATCATTAGCATTAGTAATGTATTCAATTCCTTTTAATGCAGGAGAATCCGTTGCGCTTCCTCCGGTATTGTCAGTAGAAACCATTGCAGTCCAAATAATATTGGCTGTTGCGGCTTGCTTTATGCACAAGTTACATGAAACAAAATAAAATCCTTTGTCATATATTCTTATTTGATCATTTGCAAAATCAGCATCAGCGCCAACAGTTGTAGAAGAAACGGTTCCGGTATCTTGCGCTACATCTGATCCAGATGATCCTAATGAAAAGTCAACGGTTACTGTAGTACCATTTGCAATTGCTTGTACAGCGGGAGTGCCATCGCCTGCAGCATTATTTATACAGGCATATCCTCCCATATCTGACTCTACATATTGGCGTAACATCTGTGCTGTAATTGCGCCTGTAGTATTGTCAGCAAAACTCGTGCCTGTTAAAACTGCTCTAGTTTTTCTTAAGGCTGTAGGTGTTCCCATTATTTATACTCCACATTAAATGCGCTACCAAAAGCGCTGTCTTTATTTAAAAATAGCAAGGTTTCTCCATCTTGCAGTGTTCCGCTTGTTACTATAAAATAAACATATCCTTCACCATTTGACCCAGCAAAAGAACCTGCGGCAGAATCTCCAGTAACATCTTCAATGCTAACTTGAAGTATTGACCCTAAAGCTCCGCTTGTCTCTCCCTTTATCATGTCTCCTGTAGATGGAATTTGAAGATCAAAAGCCGTGCTATAAGCGCTGCTAAAAACAGAATCTTTAGATGTTCCAAGAGTAAAAGGAATTCTATAATATACAACCTCAGATGGAAGTGTCTGTCCGTCAGCCCTTTCATAACCATCTAATCTCTGATACCTTCCCCTTATGTCTACCTCAAAGTTATCCGCAGATACACACTCTCCAGGAGTAATGGTTAACGCCGGATCAACTAAATTTATTCCTCCAGTAAATGGAAAATAACTAGACCTTATACTTGAAGGCGTAAGAGCTCTATTACGTAACTTTGTCATTCTGGTCTAACTGTATAGTTAAATAAATCCTGAACCTTAGAAAACCTTCTATTCTTTTGACCAGGAAGCTGATCAGACTCTAACTTATCCATTAAATCCTCAAAAGATGCCAATGCTCCATTAAGTATTTCAGGTGCATCTTCATTCTCTCCGTAATATATCTTAGCTCTAGCAATAATAATATTATGAAATCTGGCTGGTATAGGGGAAGTATCTGAATCTGCTGAAAGCTCAGTAGGGGTCTTCCAATACTCCACAGAAATAGATGTAGTTGTATCAGGAGTTGGGTACACATCTAGAACATTGTCAGGTTTTACAGCAAATACTTCAGGCGTACCTGAGTCTATAACCCCAAGTTTATATTCAAGCTTGTATTCGTCCCAATCCATATAGTCAAGCTCTTGGTAATCGTTGGTAGCTTTAGACCAAACAATAGCATCAAGATTCCAGTTTCCTAAGTCAGCTGGAGATGACAAAGTTGATGTGCCAGCTGATGGTGTAATAGTGGCTTCAGTCCACAAAAAATTCCAGTTAAACCATCGCCTTTGAATATCTAAATCAGCTTGTTTAACATAGCGAACAACATCAGTCTCCTCTTCTGAAAGATCAGAAGCAGTAACGCTTGAAGGTCCAGTGCCTGGTATCCCTATATCTCTAGCCATATCCTGGCATAAAACTAAATAAGTGCTCATTTTAAGTTCTTCGCTATATCCATGTAAACTTTACCTACAGGTATTTTTGATGCACACAAAGCACCCCCGGTTTCTTCATCCCTATTACAAGTATCAAATCCATGATGCATTTTATGGCATGGATAACACTCTGCCTCAAACGGTTCAAAAGATGTAGTATTATTCCAATACTTGCTTAAGTTTTCTTTAGAGGAGTGAGATAAAAATAAAGACTTATGAACATTATTATTAGATGACACTGAATTTAATACTCCAGTTTCAGGGCCAACAACTACATTACATAGCTTAACTAAAGTTAGCACATCTCTAATAGGCCAATCTCCAGATGTAGTTATAACCCTGCTTTCTTTTTCCCAACCTTGTTCAAGAATTTTACAAGCATAATCGCCAACAGTAATAAATGTAACGTCTTTACGATTATCAAGAAACTTGGCCATTAACTGATCATTTCCTGGCCATACTTTATGAACAGAAGAACCAGACAAAACATTCATAACAAGGTATTTAGTCTTTACTTTTTTCTTCTTCCAGTCTTTTATTCTAGACTCTTCTTTTTTTGTTGGGTAAAAAGAAGTATCAAATTCATAATCTACTTCAGCAATGTCATGCATTCTTTCCATGTAATTAACATTACACTCAGAATGAATATCTTCTTTACTCCATTTAAACTTTTTATCTCCAGCAATTAAAACTGGACCATGTTCTAATTGAATGGTCCTGTCCCCAACAATTAATAAACTTCCTTCTACAGATTCTGAAAATTGTATTACTTTATCGAACAGTCCATAAAAATGATCCCAATAATCATCTAGTTTATCTGGATATATTTGATTAGTTCTTTGTACCAAAAGCTCATCAACATAAGGGTTAGACCTTAATATGTCTTTTCCTGTTTCATTGGTGTTAACACAAACTCTATATCCCTGATTTTTCAACAAAGGTAATACTGAACTTGTTTGCAGTATATCTCCGAAAGCTCCATATCTAATTACACAAACTGTTTTTTCTTTCCTTATCCCGCCAAAATCTTCTGGGGTAAAGTCCTTTATTTCCTTTTCAGGAACTTTTATTATTTTCACTTACTTGTTAGTAGCTCCATCCTGAAACAGACATTCCAGAACGAACCATACGGCCATTAACCCTAGCTTCGTTGTTAGACCTTGGCTGTTCAGCTTTGTACATTTCACAACGCTCATCAAATAACTGGCTTCCGCTAGTGTATCCTTTTTGTTTTGGTTCTGTAGAACCATATCCTTCTAAAGGAGTTTCAACTTTATCGCCAATGTAAGCAGTGATTACGTTAATATTCATTTTGTTCTCCTAAATGAATTGGGGGAGAGTTGCCCCTCCCCCGCTTCAATTATGCAGTTTCAAACTTCCCGTGAGAAGTATTGACGCTACCTTTTACAACGCCGATAGGCTTCTGGTCAGGACCTTTGCTGTCCATCCCCATAGAAGCTGGAGATTCGTTAGCAAAAGATTTCTTTTCAGAAAGTCCGTTATCGGGCATTTTACCACTTGCGCTGTCTTTCATATTGCCTCCTAGTACCACTCAATCATCATGTGAACATGCGCTTTACCAGCAGGAGTTCCGCCAGTAGGAGCATTAAACGTAATGTGAATATCGGTATCAGCAGGAAGAGCATTAAGAACAAGGTCAGCTGCAGTGTCGGTTAGACGCTGCTGATCGCCATCAGCAAGGGTGCCAAGACCCATGTTGACATACTCAGCAGTTCCCGCAGAAGAACCAAGCTCAATAATAGCTTCCGTAGTCGTATTCGTGAAAGTTTCGATAGCTTCAACTTCAATCTCTTTGACGCTACCTTGTTTTCCCGAAGGACCACGCATAACCATCGCTTCACTCCCCGCACCAAAATCATGGTAATAGCTATATGCATAAGGACGTGGATCGCTGTAACTCATAACAATTTCTCCTTATGATTGGCTATCCCAAATCACAACGCGTGACTGGGCAGCTTGAGTGTGAACGAGGCCAAAGCCTCCCAAATAATACCACGCAATCCCACGATCCCTTCCGAAGTCCCCAGGAATTTTCCCACGAATTTCTTCAGGAACAGCGATAGCTTCAGCAACAGTATCTTCACCAAAGAACAGGCACCAATCGGACTTGCCGTTGGACCATGTGCTAGCTGAAGTACCAAGAGCTGCGGCACCCTTGTGAGTCTGCTCGACAAAACGAACACCCTCGTAACGACCAATTTCGCCGTTCATAATCATCTGGAAACCAGCATCAATGTACTGCTTAATGCCTTCCAAATCATTTTTCAACTGGCGATAGGTCGAAGGACGAGAGATAGAGTAATAATCATCATCAGCATAAGCCGGGATGTTACGCTCTTTCATTACGTCTACAATTAACTTAACATGCTCTTTACCAAGAGCAACATTGTTAACTGTTGCAGATGCACCGTTTTCAGTAACTACCAAAGAAGTCGTGCTCGTTCCTGCGGTAGGAGTGACACGCACTTTCGCGGCGTCAAACTGCACAGCAGCAAGATTATCGAATCCTTTAGTAGCATCGTTTTTCAGCACTTTCCTGATAACTTCGGCCACAGGCTGCTCAGAGAGATCATCTAATTTACCAGTATACGGCACACTGTTACCAGCTTCCGTAATGGTCATGGTTCCCTGAGAAATAGTGAACGAGGTTTCTGGGATCGTACTTGTTTCAGTCAGCGTGGTGCCCTGAGTGGCAACATCGCTGTACACGTTCCAGTGGAATGTATCGCCTCGGTGAAGACCCTGATGCGCTGCGTCTTTAACATCGCAGAACTGACGGAACTTTACCATCGGCTGAACTGCCATGCGAAGCAGGCGGCTCAGATTGTCGGCATACATATAACCACCAGAGGTGTTAACTGACCATACTTGTCCAGCCATAATTAACCTCCAAAAGAGTTATATAGTTTGGCCTCTAGCTTTACGCATTTCTGCAACAATCTCAGAAGGTGTCAAAGGAACACTTTCTTTTGAACTGTTAGCTGAAGCTCTAACTGATTTAGGTTGTCTCACAATTTTTTTCTTGCGATTAAACCTTCCATTTGATTCAAGACTAATTCCAGCCCACTCACGAGTATACTCAGCAGCTGCATTGATAATCTGCGACGGTGTCCAATCAGGATTCTCCTGCGTCAGGGTAATCGTCTTCCTATCTGCAATCGCTCGAAGCTCTTCAGACTCAGCAATATCGGGATAGTCTTCATTAAAAGATTTAACTGCATCTTCTAATTCAGCCTGATAAGCTGCTCTCTGAATATGCTCTTGCTCTGCTTTTTTTCTTGCTTCATGAGATACAATAGCTTGATTTACAACCTCTTGTATGTTCTGGGTAGCGTTTCCGCGCCCACTACTTGCCAAGGTTCTGAGTAATTTAGCAGCCTCCACTGCGTCATCTTGGAATAATGCTTCGTGATATTTTTCGACAATATCGTCAACATCACTAACTTCTTCCTCTTTCTCAACGTCCTGACCAGATGGCTGAGATTTTAATTGTTCAAATTGTTCTTGTAAATGCTGCTCTCTATACAAAAGCTCGCGCTCTTTTACTGCAGCAGCTTGAAATTTTTCTTGAGAAGCTTTATCTTTTTGATGAGAAGACTTTAAAGAATCAAACGAAACGTCTACTTCTTCGCCATTAACCTTTATTTTTGTAAGCCATTTTTCTCCATCATGCCAAACCGGGGCTTCTGGAGTATCTTCTAAAACTTCTTGAACATCTTCAACACCTTCTTCTTCCCTTCTCCTGTTGTAGATTTCTTCTAAAGCTTTTTCTCTAGCAGAAAGAGGGTTGACTGGGGTGGTTATATCTTCTTCGGGTTGCGTTTCCGTTACTTCTTCTGTTACTACAACATCTTCTGATTCTAACGCATCCTCTTGGGTAGCGTTTTCCATATTAGTATCTCCTTATGGTTCTAAATCACCAGAAGATTTATATTTCGCAATCTTATCAGCATTGTCCCCTTCTTGTATAACGCTATCAAACCACTTAAGCGATTTTAAAGGTGTTGAGAGATCAGAAATAATCTTCCGGTACTCTTTTAGCTCCTCTTCTTGGGAGCCGTTAAATCCATTGAGCCCAATCTTTTCTAAATTATCTATGCCTTGTCTATACTGAACTAAAGCCTTTTTTAGTATTGTTTGCCCAACAGAAGTATTTAAAAAATCTCTAGTAGCGTGTCCTATTCTAATTCGTTTTACTAGATCATCAATCCCGATTTCACGGGGATCATAATATTCCATATTATCCTACTGCATAAGGTATTTGATTGTAATCATTTCTAGCCATAACACCAACATCACCCTCGGCAACCATTTCTTCTTGCCTAGATATTTCAGCGTCAGCTATTTGATTAATCAAAGCCTCTCGTTGTAACATTAATTCCGCCCTTCTTGTAGCTACATCTTCTTGTTTAAGTTGAAGATCAAGATTCTTAATCTGACCTTCCATCTCTTTCATTCTAATTTGAGCACCATACTTCATATTAGCTGTTTCAAGGTTGCCTTGCTGTTTCATTTCTTCTATACGAACCCTGTTATCAAGCTTTCCTTGTTCGCCTTGTATGTAAGATTGCATCTCCTGCATTTGAGCCATAAGCTCTGCAACCTGTGGGTCTTCTTCCATCTTAACAAATCTTTCACCATCTTTGTATCCAAGCTGACCAAACACTTCTTTAACAACTTCTGGAACATTTAAACTTTGAGCAAAGCCAGGAAGTTCTCCAAGCATCTGGATACCAGACACAAGATTTTGCACTCTTCTTAATGGGTCTGTAGCGCTAATGCCTACATTAACTTTAAGAAGAACTTCATACTTTAAAAGATCATCTACAGAGCCTTGGTATTTTTCATTAACTTGGGCAGCTGCATCTCCAGCCAGCTCAAGTATAACTGCATCAGTTTCATAGTATTGTTCAAGCCGCATCAGCTGCTTAAGTACGCGCTCCACCCATGTCTCTGAAAAAGTCCTCAAAACATATTCAGTAACTGTGCCACTATTACTTGCCATGAGAGACATACCACCAACGGTCTCGTTGAGTGATCGTGCACCCTGTACCGTCGAGGTTGAGAAGTTTCCTTGCAACTCATCAAAGTCCATGTTTATTCTGTCTTGCTCAGCATATGCAGAACCAGTTACATCTCTTGTATCTATAACCCTAACATCAGCATCTGGATCATCCATCTCAACCGCGCCGCCAGGTACAGAACGAAACAAAGCGTCAAGATCAATGTTTCTATCTCTTCTTATATGATATCTTTTGTTCATTGCAAGACGAACATTATCAAACCTTTGATTCCATATATCATTAGCAGCGGCCTGAAGCTCTTGCGTTAACTCTACAGTACCTGCTGGATAAATTCTATGAGACTCTACATTAGTATACCCCATAACATAAGGGCGCTCTCCATTCCTAAGCCACGGGTATACTTCTTGCAATGGCGTGGGAGTTGAAAGCATTGCATCAGTACCAACTGTAAAATAACACCAATCTATGCCTTCTTTTTTAATAATATTTTTATGTATAAATACAATTTTATAAGAGTCTGTTTCTCCATACCCAGCTTCATTATCAAGCCTATCTTCTCTTGGCTCGTCTCTAACTAATCTAGTAGAGTTGTCTTTATCGTCTGAATCAGCAGCTAAAAGCTCTCCAATAGGAACATCAATCCATTCACCTTCTTTAATTTTTTGTTGTACATCTTGAATATACATTGGAATAATGTGTATTATATAAGGACTGCTTTCAATAGGATCATGCCAATCAGCTGCTGGATCAATTCTAATATTTTCTGGAGAAATAAGATCAATAACCGGTTTATCTTTTATAGATGTTTTTTGAGTAGACAAAACAGGATTTCCGTTTTCATCCATTATAGCTTTATTTTTGCTATCTACACTAATGTAAGATTCTTCCTGCTCTTCGTAATCCCAATATTGATGACTTACACAAACACCCTGAACAGCAGCGTCTTGAAGAGCTGCAGACATTGTTTGAAACCAAGGAACTGTATTAGTTAATCTATATTGCATTATAGATTGTGATACAGAAGCTGCTGCAACCTGCTCCATATCATTAGGATTTCTTGGCTGAACACTTACAACATCTTCATTTGTAAAAAAAGCAACAGCCATTGCTGACTGTAAATTTCTTACTGCTGTTCTAGTTTTTGGCCTAAAAAATCTTGATCTTTTTTCGTAAGCTCCTGTATTATACTTGGAGCCAGGAGGATGCTGGCTATTAAATAAAGATATACTTTTTTCCCACTGCTCTCTAAGATTTGAGTCAACCCAGTCACTAGACTCATCATAAGCTTCACGAGCAATACGCAACCAAAAATTTTCTCCTATAACAGAGTTATTATCCATTTGTTCAATAGATTCATTTTCTGAACCTTCTGTTGGTGGCTGCGGTTTAATTCTGCTCATTAACTATATTCTCCGTTTAACTTTCCTTTGTGATCCATTTTTAAATCACTATACAAAGTATCATTAAACTCTCCTCTTTTTTGTCTAAATCTTTCTAGTATTTCTCCTCCAGCCATAACAACCATTTTGTAATCATTATCTATTTTATCAGAATGAAGAACAAATCCCCAGTTACCTGAAAGTCTCATAGACTTAACGGCAACAATTCCATCCATTACATTAACTGCCCAAAGCCATCCTGGATATTTTTCTTCTAATTTTTCTGCAACATTTTTTGCTAAAGTATGATCTGTTGCTTTAAATATACTAGATTTTTCAACATCAAAATGCATTACTTTTTTCCCTTGACTTTTCTTTCTGGAGAATAAAAAATTCTATTTCCATTATTAAATACATACATTGGCTTTGGAGCATTAAGAGATGGGTCTGCTTTGTAACACTCTTCAGACCAGCTAATTTTTTTTTCTTTTTTTATATTATCCATACTGTTGGTTTCCAAGTAGGGTCTTTTCTGATTACTTCTGACTGATAACCCTTAATAGTAAATATTCCTGTTTCTGGATCATACGAATGGGTTTGTCCCACAATAGGAGCCATTCCATAACTGCCCCACGTTCCAGAAACAGCTGCCCAAGTCGAAGATACATCGCTCCACTTTGCAATATCAAATGTAAGTGTTCCTTGCGGAACAGTTCTAAATACACCCTTTGCAAAAATTGGAACCTGCCCAGTTACAGTTAGAGTACCCGCTTCAGGTGATGGAGCAAAAGTTAAATCTACAGCAGGAGTTAGACCATTAAATGTTAAAGTAGCATTCGCAGGATATGCAATATTTCCCTGACTTGATATAGGAAACTTGCCAGACAGGGCAAGAGTTGCATTAGCAGGGTTTGCAAATCGGTCATCCCAAGCATATGGAATTGTATTCCAATTGTAGGTGTTCCCTGCCCATGTAGACATTAGAGATACCTAACGTGATAAGGATCAGCCTCTGCGTCAGGAGCCGTAGGCCAACCCCAATAGGTTTTATCTACAGTTCGATCTACTGTCTCAGTCTCAGGCCCAATCGTTTCAACACCTTCATCGTCGTATGTAGACAAGTATCGCTCTTCCTGCAACTCATGGTTTTGAAAATTCTTTACCGCCT